GGGATAACCCCGAACTGCTGAAGGAGGGAAGTGTATGAATGGCATGTATGAAGAATTGCTAGAGAAATTGCGAAAAAACAATCGCATGTCTGGATGGACGCATATAGACAGGCTAATAGATGAGGCTGCTGAAGCTATCGAAGCCTTGCAGCAGGAGAATGAGCAGCTACTGGCACGGGTGGCACGGGTGCGGGAGGCGCTTGAAGAAATAAAAGATAACCTTTATGCAATCAATTGTGTAAGAGAAATGCCAGATAAAGTTGAGATGTATGCAAACGAAGCCATTTCAATCATAGATGAGATAGGAGGCTCCTGAGTAATGGCAAGCGGGTGCATTTTGGCCACCTGCCCGGTGTGCGGTGAGTTTATATGGGAGGGCGACAGCTTCGAAATCGTGGAGCTGCCGGCAACCATGAACGGCAAGCGCGAGGACTTCGTGCATGACAGATGCCGGGAACTCATAAACAGAGACCGCGAGGCGGTGGCCATCATCCTCGACAAAGAGGAACAGTACAAGGAAACGCTCAGGGCCAAGGACGAGCTGATCAAATACCTGAAGGAAGAAAATCAACGACTCAGGGAGCGCCTGAAATACCTGACGACTCCACGGATCGTACCAAACCAAGACAAGGAGGATCAAGATTATGAGCAATAACAAGAAAAACAACAGAGCTGAGGGCATAGGCTTCCTCAGCCTGCTGACTCTTTTATTTATAGCCTTGAAGCTCACGGGCTTCATCGACTGGAACTGGTGGTGGGTGCTCTCACCTCTCTGGATCCCGACTTCCATCGCCCTGCTAATATTCGTAATTATGCTGATCGGTGTGGTAGTCGTGGCCATCGGAAAGGCGAGTAAGATCCCAGTGGCCAAGGGTGAGAACCTCGACAGGATCGCAGAGTTGCACGGACTCCAGCGCGGCTTCATGGAAAGCGACGAACGGCTGCGCAAGAGGATCCACGAGGCAAGGAAAAACCTATATAGGAGGTCGAGAACATGAACAAAACAGCGATCGAATGGTGCGACATGACATGGAACCCCGTCACCGGATGCCTGCACCGCTGCCCGTACTGCTACGCAGACAGACAGGTAGAGCGTTTTTCAGGATATGATCCGCTCTATAATGCAAGTTTTGACTTTGAGTCAGGTTGTTACATAATCAAAAAACCAATGTATAAAGGCGCGTACCACCCGCACCAGTGAGCGAACTGGAAAACGCGATCACAAATATCCGCGAGGAAATGGCTGACGTCCAGATTATGCTCGACCAAATGAAGCTCATATACGGAGATCCGAAAAATATCGAGTCTGAAAAGCTGGATCGCCTCGCTGAAAGGCTCGGAAAGGAGGAAAACGATGCGTAAAATGACACCAGAGCAGGCCCGAATAAAGAGAGTCAGAAAGCACCGCGAGATCTGCAAGGCTCTGAACGATACATATGCAAAGAAGAACGCCGACTACGGCAACGCCTTCGGTGACACCTTCCAAGAGCTCGGCATCGTCTCGGCAGTGACAAGGATCATAGATAAAACCAACCGCCTGAAATCGCTATGCAGGCCCGGAGCTGATCAGAAGGTCAACGACGAAAGCATCCGGGACACCCTTCTGGATCTGGCCAACTATGCGATCATGACGGTGATGGAAATGGATGCTCAGGGAGGTGACGGATCCAATGGCTAAGAAGAAACCAAAGCCGGAAGCAGCAGCTCCGGAGCTCTTTGACTATAAGACGACAGCAGAGCCCAAAGCATGGGCCGACGGGATACCGGTATTCTGCGCTCATGATGCCATCATCAAGACCTCGGAGCTCAAGCCGAACCCGAAGAACCCGAACCAGCACCCTCCTGAACAGGTGAAGCTCCTCGGAGCCATCATTCGGGGCCAAGGATGGCGAGGCCCGATCACAGTCAGCACCCGCAGCGGGCTGATCGTCAGAGGACACGGCAGACTAATGGCTGCGCAGCTGGAGGATCTGGCAGAGGTGCCGGTCGACTATCAGAATTACGCGAGCGAGGCTGAAGAAATGGCCGACCTCGTGGCCGACAATAGGATCGCGGAGCTCAGTGATCCAGACACCAAGATGCTGGCCGAGGTATTCGCAGACATAGACACCGGAGAGATCCCCTTCATGTTCTCCGGATATACCGAGGAGGAATATGGCAACATCGTCAGCGCTCTTTCTGAAGCCATCCATGCGAAAGAACTCGAGGATCCGGATGCCGTCATCGAACCACCGGCCGAACCGGTCACTCAATACGGAGACCTATGGATCCTCGGACGCCATCGAGTCCTCTGCGGAAACTGCACGGAGCAAAAAGACAGGGATCTGCTGCTCAATGGCGCGACGCCGGAGATCCTTCTCACTGACCCGCCCTACTGCTCAGGAGGAAGCAAGGAAAGCGACAAGAGCAACGGCAGCATCGGAACCGTGAGAAAAGGCGAACCCGTACCGATGATCGCCAACGACATCCTCAGCACCCGAGGCTATCAGAACTTGATCCGGGACGCCCTCACAAACATCCCCTGCCTCTTTGCTTATATCTTCACAGACTGGAGAATGTGGGTGTATTTATTCGACCTCGTGGAGGCCAGTGGCTTCGGAGTCAAGCAGATGCTCGTCTGGAATAAAGGCACGCCGGGCATGGGCGTCGGCTGGAGATCACAGCATGAGCTCATAATGTACGCAGCGCGAGGCAAGAGCAAATTCGACGGCCACAAAGGTTACAGCAACGTCCTCGAGTGCTCCAGATCGGGCAACGAGTTCCACCCGACTCAGAAACCGGTCGAGCTGATCGGCATGATAATCGACAACACGCTATGGGCTAAAGGAGTATATGACCCCTTCGGAGGCTCCGGCACGACACTGATCGCCTGCGAGCAATATGATCAGACCTGCTACACCATGGAGCTGACGCCGGCCTTCACCGACGTGATCGTCAAGCGCTACATAAGAACAACAGGAAAACAGAACGTCAAATGCATCAGAAACGGGCAAGAGCTTCCACGCGAGGCCATAGAGAGAATATTCGAGCCCGGTGACATAGGAGGAGGTGAAAGGGAGTGATGCCCTGAACAAATGACAAGAACACAGCCGCAAACCATCAAGGAAAGATTAAAGGAGTACACGGCCATGCTCCGGGAGATCGACAACCAGATCGAACGCCTCGAACGTATGGAGGCGACCATGACCTCCCCTTCTGGCCCGAACCTCACAGGGATGCCGAGAGCAAGCGGAAACACCAGCGACCGCGTCGCCATTCAAGTGGCCCGCAAAATAGAGCTTGAGGAAACCATCAAAAAAGCCATCGAGGCAGAACGCAAGGAGCGCGAGGCCATTGAGATCATGGTGCAGCAAATAAAGAAACCGGACGAGCGCGCAGTCATTCGCCTCCGCTACTTCGACCGGGCAGAGTGGCCAGAAATATGCAAGATCCTGTTCGGCGAGTCTGAGGACTTCGACGTCAACACTGACAACTATATGCGAAAGACATTCAGGATCCACGGTACGGCCTTAATTAGCCTCGCTGAGGTGGCTGGAGAAAGCTCAAAGGGTAAATATACCCCCCGAGCCGAGAAACACGCCAGAAAAGGCACACAGCGCCTCAAAACGGACAAAATGAGAGGAAACCGTATAAAATGACATTGAAATACATGGCGAACGGTGTTACCGTATATCGTGAAGAAATCCGGAGAGCGTACGGAGAGCGACCGCCGGTCGACCGCCAAACGTCCAAAGGATAACCGAAAAACGTCAGGGAATACAACTCCCCGGCGTTTTTTATTTGCCCGAAAGGAGGAGATCGTCGTGGCATCCAAAACCAGCGGATCCATGAACATCAGCCTCAAGGGATATGCCAACCTCGTGAAAGAGCTCCACAAGATCAACAAGGATAGCGAGACGGTGATCAAGCGAACCACGAGCGACTTCAAAACCCGAGCCCCTGCATGGGTGGCAGCTGCCGTCAGTCAGACCTATGGGATCAAGAAGTCAGAGATCACCAAGGCCAAGACATCGGCCAAGCCCGTCGGCAAGATTGTCGTTGCCGGCTTAATGGTCGACAACGTGCAGCTCACATTCTCCGGCCGAGTCCTGACGCCGACACACTTCAACATGAAACCAAAGTCCAGACCGAAATCGACAAAGGACGAAACCGGGAAAACCATCAGGAGGGCCAAGAGCTATACAGTCACGGCCGAGATCTTCAGGGGACAACGTAAGGCACTCGGATCCAACGTGTTCCTCGGCACCAACAAAGGAACGGCCGACATCCCATTCCAAAGGGTGGGCCAAAGCCGCACACCGATCAAAGCCGTCAAGACGCTGAGCATCCCGCAAATGATCACCAACGAGGACGTCGCTGCTCAAATCCAAAAGAACATCGACGAGGGCCTCACCAAGAGGCTGGAGCACCACCTCAAACAAGCCATGGCCAAGCAAGGCAAATAGGAGCCACACAAAAGCTCCAGAATGGCACCAGACGCACGATAACCGGCCGAGCCGACCAATCCATCGTCCAAGCCCAAAAGGAACGAATACAGGCCAAAATAAACGCTCAGGAACGACCATACGCGCCGAACAAAATGCGCAAGGTACTTCCGCTGACCCTTTTCGCCTGCGGTGCTGGCGAGCCCGGGAATCGTGTAGTCAAGGAAAAATTTTTTCAGGGCGTTTCGTTACGCAAAATCGGCAGGAAAGGAGTGAACGCCATGCCGAAAAGTGAAGGAAGCAGAACGCCGATAAATGCGCAGAAAGCCGACGTTATTGCCAAGCTGTTCGGCGTGTCAGTTCGCCGGGTGCAGCAGCTCACACAGGAGGGCATCATCAACACCATCCGCGTCGGTAATGCGAACAGGTACGACCTGCTCCCTACTATTCAGAAATACATCAAATACCTCCAAGACAAAGCCAACGGCCGGGAGGCAAAAAAGGACGACGGTTCCGAAAGTCGGAAGCTGAAGGCTGAAGCTGACCTGAAGGAAAGCAAGGCAAAAATGGCCGAGCTTGAGCTCAAGGAGCTGGAGGGCAAAATGCACCGCAGCGAGGACGTCGAAGCGATGACCATGGATCTGGTATATACGATCCGGAGTATGATCATGGCCCTGCCCGGGCGTCTCGCTGTTGACGCTGCCAACACAACAACAGCCGCGGAGGCTTCGGAGCTTATCAAGAAGGAATGCCACCACATCCTCAACGAGCTCGCGAACTACCGATACGATCCCGAGGCATACAAACGGCGGGTAAGGGATCGCCAAGGCTGGAGAGAGCTGGAGGACGATGACCCGAGCGACTAAGCGGGAGATCGAGAGGCTCAACGCTGCTATCTCGGGAGCGGTAAAGAACTTCGCACCACCCGAGAGCCTCACCGTGGCAGAATGGGCCGACAGGAACCGCCGCCTCTCACCCGAGAACTCGGCAGAGGCAGGGCCGTGGAGAACCTCAAGAACCCCATATCTGAAGGAACCGATGGAAGCCTTCAATGATCCGAAGGTGCACAAGATCGTTATGGTTGCAGCGTCGCAGGTCGGAAAGTCTGAGCTCATACTGAACATCATCGGCTACATCATAGACCAAGACCCCGGGAGCATCCTATTCGTCCAACCTACCCTTGAGGATGCCCGGAAGTTCAGCCGCCTCCGTATCGCTCCCATGATCCGAGACAGCAAGCCTCTGAAAGCAAAAGTCTCAGACGTAAAGGCAAGAGACAGCGGCAACACGATCCTCCAGAAAGCCTTCCCCGGTGGTATGCTGACGATCACCGGCTCGAACAGCGCCTCAGCTCTGGCATCAACTCCGGCCCGTTACATACTGGGCGACGAGCGCGACCGCTGGGCCATTAGTGCCGGCACCGAGGGAGATCCGTGGTCACTGGCTGAGGCCAGACAGGCCACATTCTACAACGCCAAGGCTGTCGAGGTCAGCACGCCGACCATTAAAGGCTCCAGCAATATCGAGGCGTCGTTTTATCTCGGTACGCAGGAGCGCTGGTGCCATCAGTGCCCTGAGTGTGGCGAATGGCACAATATTGTATTCGATAATATCAAATTCGACTTTAAGGTCGTTAAAGTACACAACCGCAAGACCTACAAGGTGACAAGCGTCAACTGGGCCTGCCCTTCATGCGGCTGCCTATCCTCTGAGGAGGTCATGCGGAAACAACCGGCGCGCTGGATTGCCGAGAACCCGGGAGCATATGAGAACGGGATCCGGTCATTCTGGCTCAATGCCTTCTCAAGCCCGTGGATGCCATGGGAGAAAATCGTCCGGAGGTTCCTCGAGGCCAAGCATGACCCCGAGAAGCTGAAGGTCGTATACAATACCCTGCTCGGTGAACTATGGGAAGATCGTGGCGACATCGAGGACGAGGACACCATGCTGGCCCGTCGCGAGGAGTACGATGCAGAGCTGCCAGATGGAGTCCTCGTTCTCACCTGCGGCGTCGATACTCAGGACAATCGTCTCGAGTATGAGGTCGTCGGTCATGGCCATTATGGTGAAACGTGGGGCATAAAAAAGGGCTACATCATGGGAAAGCCGGACACGCCGGAAGTATGGCAGCGGCTTGACGATGTCATCGACCACGTTTATAAGTTCAAGAATGGGCGCGGCCTGAAGATCTCCATCACCTGCGTCGACTCAGGTGGTCACTATACTCAGGAAGTTTACAAGGCGTGCCGGGAGCGGCAGGCAAAACGTGTATTCGCCATCAAAGGAAAAGGCGGCGACGGGATCCCATATGTGAGCCCGCCGACAAAGGTGCCTATCAAAGACAACAAGAGGATTTATTGCTGGCTTTACACGATCGGCGTCGACTCTGGAAAAGAGTCGATCATGAGCTCCCTCAAGGTTCAGGAAAAGGGCCCGAAGTATTGCCACTTCCCTCGTGGTGAGGATCGCGGGTATGACAGCAACTACTTCAATGGGCTACTCTCCGAGAAGCTCGTCCTCACTCACACCAAAAGAGGTAGCAAGTGGTCATGGGTGAAGCTGCCGGGCCATACCCGGAACGAGGCCCTCGACTGCCGCAACTATGCCATGGCCGGCCTGAAGATCATCGACCCGGACATGGACGCCGTCGAGCGGCGACTCAAAGGACTGGCCGAGCCGCAAAAACCGAAACCGGTGCAGCAGCCAAGACCACCGCGCAAAAAGCGCGATATTTTTGACGACTGGTAACAGTCAAGGAGGTGACGACAATGCGAACCAAGGAAGCCATCACCGCCGACCTGACGAGTGCAAGGGAAAGGCTGACCCTCTACCTGAAACGCGAAGCGGAAATGCTCAGCGGCGGCGTCCAAAGCTATGGCATCGGATCCAGAAACCTGACGAGGTACAACACCGACCTCGCAGCGATCCGGGACACTATCAAAGAACTAAAGCAAGAAATCGCAGAGCTCGAGGCAGAGCTCGCCGGCGGCAAACCACGCCGAGCAGTCGGCGTCGTTCCCCGGGACTGGTAAAAATGGTAAAACGCCCTCCCCGGGGCTTTAACATATAGCGGGGCCGGGAGAGTTTTGCTCCTTTCTCTCCCTTCCCTGCTCAAATATTTTTGAAGGAGGTGAGCACCATCGAACAAATAGCAAAGCCAAACGCAAAAGCGGCAGCTCGGCCAATAAATAAGGGCTACGGGGAAGCTGGTGCCAGCTGGCAAAGGAAATCGCTCAAAGGTTTTAACGCGCCAAGCGGCAGCCCTCACGAGGACATCAACCAGAACAACTTCACCCTCCGGCAGCGAGCTCGTATGCTTTATATGGCCGCACCGATCGCAACCAGCGCCATCAATACCAACCGCACAAATGTCATCGGCATCGGCCTGAAACCGAAAAGCAGGATCGACCGCGAACGACTGGGACTATCTCCTGAAGATGCAGAGGCATGGCAGAAAAAGACCGAGGCTGAATTTGCTCTATGGGCTACGCGCAAGCATGCCTGCGATGCCACCGGCATCAATGACTTCTATGCCATGCAGCAGCTCGCACTTGTTTCGTGGCTGACCAGTGGCGACGTCTTTGCGTTATTCAAGCAATACCCCGTCACCCCACTCGAACCGTATAGCCTGCGGATCCACCTCATTGAGGCCGATCGTGTGGCCACTCCGGACTATGCCGGAGCCATGGGCCCGATCAACACGTTCGGCAAGACCAAGGACGGGAACCGAATATATGACGGCGTTGAGGTAGACAAAGACGGCAGGATCGTGGCCTATCATATCCGGAACACATACCCCCTCCAGTATAGCTCAGAGCCTACCGAGTGGAAGCGCGTGCTGGCATATGGAGAGCTGACAGGACTGCCGAACATCGTGCAGGTCATGAGTTCAGAGCGCCCGGATCAATATCGTGGCGTCAGTTATCTCGCGCAGGTGATTGAACCTCTGCTACAACTCAGGAGGTATACAGAGAGCGAACTGACGGCGGCAGTCGTCGAGAGCTTTTTTACTGCCTTCATAAAAACAGAGTCAAACCCGGCAGATATGCCGTTCAATGAGGTCGGCGGCGATACAGAGGAAGTATCAACGGATCCCAATGAGTACGAAATGGGCCCGGGCCAGATCAACATCATGAAACCGGGCGAGGATGTCACCTTTGCAGATCCTAAGAGACCGTCCAGCGGCTTCGATGCCTTCACCCGTGCTATATGCGAGCAAGTGGGCGCAGCTCTGGAAATACCGGCCGACCTATTACTCAAGGCGTTCAATGCAAGCTACTCGGCAAGCAGGGCCGCACTGCTGGAAGCATGGAAGGCGTTCAAGATGCGCCGCGAATGGTTCGCGAATGACTTCTGCCGCCCCATCTACGAGGTATGGATGGCCGAAGCGGTGGCCCGTGGCCGAATAATTGCCCCCGGCTTTTTCTCTGATCCGGGGATCCGTGCTGCATGGCTCGGATGCGAATGGATCGGCCCAAGCCAAGGACAGCTCGATCCGGTCAAGGAAATCACGGCCGAGATCCTCGCAGTCGGCGAAGGCTTCACAACTCGAGAACAGTCAACCATCAGGCTCAACGGCGGCCAATGGGAGGCAAACATCGAGCAGCTCGCACGAGAAAACGCCAAACTCGCGGAGGCGAATGGCATCATGGAAGGCGGTGGCACACAGCTCACCAACGCCGTCAAAGCCGTAATACTCGAAGCGATAAAGGAAGGTGATGACAATGGAAAAAAGAAAAACGCTCCGGATGATTAACGGAGCACAGGCGGCCCCGGCTACCGCGCCAAAGTTCTGGAATATCGCGTCCGTGTCCGACGACGAGGGCGAGATCACCCTTTACGGCGAAATAATGAGCAGCCAGCCGACAGACTGGTGGACTGGTGAACCACTGCCCGGACTGTATATCACCCCCGAGGGCTTCCTTGAAGATCTGGAAGTCGTCAAGGGGAAAAGCAAGATCACCATCAAGCTCAACAGTGTGGGCGGCGATCTTTACACCGGCATCGCAATTCACAACGCCATCAAGGGCCTCACAGGAACCAAGAAGGTCATCGTCGAGGGCATCGCGGCCAGCGCTGCCAGCGTTATTATGTGCAGCGGCGACGAGGTGGCGGTATATCCCGGCAGCCTTGTGATGATCCACGGAGTCTGCGGCCTGTTTTATGATTATTACAACATAACCGAGCTCAAGCAGATCATCAAGGGCTTCGACGCAGCTGAAAGGGCCATCGCTGAGATTTACTCAGCAAAGACCGGCACCGACGTGGAAACCCTTCGCACCATGATGACAAAGGAGACATGGATGACGGGCAAAGAAGCGATCGAGAAGGGCTTCGCCGACACATTACTGGAAGGCTCAGGCCCTCAAATGGTCATGAGTGCAGACAAGACCGTACTGCTTGTCAATGGCATAAAGCACAACATCAAAGGGCTGCACAATATTCCCGGAAATATCCCGGTAAAAAGCATTTCATCCGCAGCGCCTAAAGGCTCCGCGGCTGGAATAGAAAAACCAAAATCCAATGAAGGAGGCAAGAAAACCATGACACTCGAAGAATTAAGACAGCAGCATCCTGAGCTCGTCGCTCAAATTGAAGCGGCCGCAAGGGAAGCAGCTACAGCCGAGGCCATCGCAGCCGAAAGAGCTCGCATTAAGGAAATCGAGAGCATCGAGGCAGCGGTCGGCGATCCCCAGCTCGTGGCTGAGGCCAAATATGGCGAGAAGCCTTGCACAGCAGCAGAGCTCTCCCTGAAGGCTTTACAGAAGCAGGCCCAGCTCGGCAAGCAGCACCTTGACAACTCTGCAAAGGACTACAAAGCATCCGGAGCAGAAGGTGTCGGTGCGGCTCCCAACTCAGGGAACCAAGACGACGAACTCGACGTTGCTCAACAGGTGAGCGCGATCGTGGACGTCTACAACAAAATGAAGAACGGAGGTAGAAAGTAATGAGCAGACTCGACGAAAATCTCGGATCCGTGAGCTTCGATAACCTGATCAACCAGAACACTCCGGAGGCCGACGTATTCACCGTACCACTGAGAGCTGGTCAAGGCATCGTAACCCGCGGCACAGTTCTCGCATTGAGCTCCGGCGATAATGCCATGGTCATCCTCGGGACTACCGTTGGAACGAATGAAACCCTGACAGCCAACTGCATCCTCGCTCAGGATGTCGACACAGGTGAGGGAACCGGTGATCCTGTCAACGCTCTGGCATACAGGACAGGCCACTTCAACCGCAATAAACTCACTGTAAAAACAGCTCTGACAAAGGTCGACGAGGAGAACCTCCGCAAGGGCGGCATCCTTCTCGATGACGCTGTCACACTATAAAGGAGGAATGAAAAATGGCATTTGACATTTACAGCACCCACGCCCTGCTCATGGCAGTGGAACAGCTCGCGCCCCTTCGCACATTCCTGCGCGACAGATATTTCCCAACCAACGACGCGACCGACATCTTCGCGACTGACGACGTGCTCGTTGAGTACAAGGACGGCAGCAAGAAGCTGGCCCCATTCGTATCGCCGAGAAAGGGCGGCGTTACCATCACTCGCGAGGGCTACTACATGGAGAGATACACCCCTCCGTGTATCGCACCCCGCAGAGTGCTCACCATTGACGACCTCAAGAAAAGAGGCTTCGGCGAGGCTCTGTTCAGCAAACTGACACCTCAGCAGCGTGAAAGTGCTCTGCTGCTGAAGGACGCCGACGAAATGAGCGAAATGATCTCCAGACGTGAGGAAGCCATGGCAGCCGAGACCATGCTCAACAACGGCTGCATCATGAGACACTACGCTGACGATCTGACCAAGTACGAGGAGAAGGAAATCCGCTTTTATAGCGAGTCGAGCAATCCGGCAGTCTATACTCCGCAAGATAACTGGGATCAGGCTGACGCTGACATCATTGGAGACATAGCAGCCATGGCCAGACTCCTGACTTCCAGAGGGCTCCCTGCTTCAGAGCTTATCGTGGCTCCGGACGTTGCCGACACTATCGTCAACAACGAGAAGATCCAAAAGCTCCTCGACATTAAGAACTTCAACCTCGGAACTGTTGACCCGAAAACTCTCCCCGCCGGTGCCACTCTCGTTGCCGTTCTCAATGTTCACGGTAGAATGATCTCCGTCATCAGCTACGACGAGCAGTATGAGAATGACAACGGACAAATGACCCAGTACATCCCGGCCGGAAATGTAATCCTTACAGCTCCCGGAGCTGGCCGCACACTGTACGGAGCAGTCACTCAGGTCGAGCAGTACGACGGACAGTTCCACACCTATGCGGCAAGACGTGTTCCGAAGTATCTGGCAAGTGCCGAAGGCAACACCAGAACCTTGACAATTACCAGCTGCCCGTTGCTGATCCCGAACCAGAAGAACCCATGGATCTCCGCAACGGTTATAAGCGAATCGACCTAAGAACAGGAGGGTAACTGATGATCAAGATCATAAAAGGCACCTACGGGTACCGCAAGGGTAACAGGATAATACCGAAAACCCCAGCGGATGATCCGTTCACAGCTACCCCGGAGCAGGAAGCGCGCCTTGTCAGACTGGGCGTGGCCGTGTATGTAGACGCACCCGTGGAAGCACCGACCGCGCCTACGCCTAAAGCTCCGGAAAAAGCAGAAACAGGCAGTAAGGACGTCGACGAGCTGCCTGCATACAATCTTGACATGAAGCTCGACGAGCTGAAGGAGATCGCCAAAGCCTACGGAGTGGATGCTTCAGATGCTCGCAAGAAGGCCGACGTCATCGCCATGATCGAAGCTGCCAAGGCTAAAGATCCTGAAGGTGAAACACCTGAAGGAGACGATCAGGGCGACGAGGATCCGGACGATGAAACACCTGAAGCATACGACGACGGCGAGGAACCCCCTTCACTCGACGCAGCTGATCCGGTGTAAATATAATGTCCTCGTTTAAGGACATGGTAAAAGCAGACCGCGGCATCTTCCTGAACATCGACGAGTTCGGGGAGGTGCACAAGGTCGAGGGTAAAAGCATAACGGTCGTTATCGACGACGACAAACTCAGAGAGCGGCAAGGTGGCGCGGAGGTCGGAGTGGCCGAGTCAAGCCTGCTGCTCTTTGCGTATGTAGAGGATCTTCCTCCTCGCCGGGGAGCTGGCGAGAGCCTCAATGTCGACGGCCGTGAGTACATCGTGAACGACTGGAGCGAGGACATGGGCGTCGCTCAGATAGCCCTCGGCCAAAACCGTACAGTATAGGAGGCGCAGCGTTATGACGATCGTGCAAATCATTGACAAGATCACCGCGTGGGCTAATGCGAACATCTGCAAGCAGATCAAGCTCAAGCTCCCGGACGACAATGCTTCAGACTCCTCCTTCGAGTACACCGAAACAAATCCGGCAGCCTTCGCGCTTTTTGTACCCACAAAAGAAAAACTGCCGCCCAGTGTGGCGGCTCCCATCCCTTCTCTCTGCGTTCAGTTTACTGAGGGGACGGATCGGCTAACGGAAAATAAAGGCACTCTGAAGGTGCGCATGAGCCTATCAGCATGGAACCCGGGAACCCATGGCCCCGAATTATTCAACCCGAACGGCGACGGCTCATACACTCGATACAATACACCGGAAGCCCGGGCTCTTTTTACCCGGCACGGCGAAGGCTGGCGTGACGTCTGGAACTTCGTGGACGCGGCACTGCTGGCGCTCGAAAGTACGGAATATATCGACGGCCTGCGCATAGTCAAGGAGGACGGCATCAGCTTCGGGCCGTTCATGGAGCAAGATGCGATCTCCGACTGGTACCCTTACTGGTTCGCGTGGATCACCTTCACGGTGGAGCGTGGGCTGGCTCGGGCACCAGAATACAATCAATACCTATAATTCAGAGAGGTGAAGAACATGGCAAATGAATATTTATACGGCGCGTTCGGCCACATCGGCGACGATGTCGCACAAAACGCCACGCAGGCCGGCACGGTTCCCGTATATGTCGGTGTGGCGCCTGTAAACCTCGTCAGAGGATATGCGAACGCCGGGATCATCAACACCCCGGTGAAGCTGTCCAACATCAACGAGGCCAAGAGGAAGATCGGCTATACAGACAACTGGGCCGGCTTCAGCTTATGCGAGGCCATTGACGCGCATTTTAACAACACCATCGGAAACGTGGGCCCGATATTCGTGATCAATGTCCTCGATCCGACGACTCACGCAAAAAGCTCACCAACGACCAAGCAGCTGACATTCGCCAATAAAATGGCCACCATCGTCAGCGACACGATTATCCTCGACACCTTTGCACTCGATGGAAAGGTCGAGGGTGCGGACTACCGCCTGAGCTACGATTTTGGAACCAATACCCTGACGATCTTCGACATCGGTAAGACCCCCATGACAACGATCGTGGCATCTTATTCCGAGGTCGACCTTACCAAGATCACGAAGGAAACCATCATCGGCGGTATAACCAGCGACGGCGTCGCCTCTGGACTGGCTGCCATCAAGTACCTATATCCGAACTTCAACGCGGTGGCCAACCTTATCGCAGCTCCCGGATGGAGCGAGATCCCTGACGTTTACACCGCCATGGTGGCAGCGTCGCAGAAAATCAACGGGCACTGGGATGCCTTCGTTCTGGCCGACATACCGATAAAGGACGGCGTGAACAAGGTGGACACCATCGACAAGGCCAAGCAGTGGAAGAACAACAACAACTACAAGTCCGAAAGGTCAAAGGTTTACTGGCCTATGGGCGCAAATGGCTCGAAGATCTACCACCTGAGCACCATGGCCGTCGTTGAAATGATGCGCGCGGACTTCAGTCATAAGTCGATCCCGATGGAGACACCGGGTAACAAACCGATCCCGATCACAAGGCAATACTTCGGCCCCGACTCCAAGAACCAAGGCTTCGACCAGCAGGAAGCCAAGGAACTGACCAGCAACGGCATCAGCACGGCCATCTACTGGGAAAGCAACTGGAGACTATGGGGAGACCACACAGCGGCCTACACTTACGGCGGCTCCTACAACGCTCGCGCGATCTTTGATACGTCCATGAGGATGCTCATGCACATCACGAACTCCTTCCAGCGCGAATGGGGCACCTCCATCGACGAGCCGATGGCTCTCTCCCTTCAGGAGACGATCCTGAACCGCGAGCAGGAAAAGCTCGAAACACTCAAGAGCGAGGGCGCTCTGATCGGGAACCCGAAAGTCTACTTTTTAGAGAGCGAAAACCCGACCAATGACATGATGAACGGCGACTTCCGCTGGGACATCTGCGTCACACCTACGCCGCCTCTCAAGAGCGCGACCGTTTATGTGACATATACGGACGAGGGCTTCGCTGCTTACTTTGGAGGTGAACAGTAATGCCATGGATGGATATTAAAAGCACAAACATCGCCGACACGGTTTACTCCGACGGCGTTCTCGTGGCCAAGGACGTGGCCTTCACCCTTCCGGCCATCACACCGTTGGCCGGCGAAGCTCAGGCCATGGGATCCATGGAGGTCATCGCCGTCGGCCTTATTGAGGCCATGGAAGCAACCATCACAAAGATCGGCACAGACCTCGGCCTCAGCCGCATGATGCGCCTCGAAAAGCAGAACCTCGAGTTCAGGTGGGTGCACAATGTGAGCCTGTCGGACGGCACAAGCAAGCCGGAGGGCTGCAAGGCGTTTATCCGTGGCGTGCCGAAATCCCTGCCGGCCATCGGCGTGGAAATCGGATCGAACTCCGAGAACGAGATCGCGTTCGCGGTTACTCGTTACCAGCTATTTGTCGGAGGCACGGAGATCCTGCTCGTGGATAGATTGAGCCAGATCTTGAGGATCAACGGCGTCGACTATTACAGCAAGATCAACAGTCTATTATAATCTAAAGCCCCCGGGAAAGTCCTCGGGGGCTTTTTATTGAAAGGAGTCAGAACCAATGGAAAGCATCAAACTCAAAAACCCGATCATGATCAACGGCAAGAAGGTCACAGAGCTGACATATGACGCGAACGAAATCACTCCGCAGGCGTTCGCTGAAGCGGATGCCAGAAAACTGAGAGCATCTGGATCAAAGGGTGGCAACCTGTCCGGGGCCGTGGAGCTCGATTATGGCCTCCACCTCTATCTCGGCTTCGCTGCCATTCAGGCCGTGAACCCTTCGTATGACATCACCGATCTCGAACGCATCAAAGGCGTGGACGTCATGGAGGTAATGAAGATCGGCCGAAATTTTATTTTAAGCTCGGCGGGCAAGTCACAGCAAGACGACTCAGAAGATGCATCAGAGACTATGCCAGAGTCTACCACACCAGCGTCACCGAACTCGAAAAAAGGCGAGTCATTGACTTCCTAATCGACTACGCAGAGGCCGCGGAGGAGCTGGCAGAAGAACAGAAAAGGCGTGAGAAAAACGCCAAACATAAGTACCAGCCAAGGGCCAAATATAGAGGGAGGTGAGCGTATTGGCCAAAAGCAAAACCTTGCAAGCTATTGTCGAGATCGCCGGCACGATCAGCCCCACCCTCGGCAAGTCTATCGAGGAGGCAACCCGCAAGCTCGAGGGCATCAATGTCAAAGCTCTGGCCGTGGGTGCAGCCGTCGGCGGCATAGCGATCGCCACAGGCAAAGCAGTCATGAAGGCCGGGCAATACCTCACGGATCTCGGCGGCCGGTTCGATGAAGCAACGGACGCGATCAGGATCGGAACCGGCGCAACCGGTGAAGCGCTTGACGCTCTCCTGTCCGACTTCGACGAGGTATACAAAAGCGTACCGACAACCATGGAGGACGCCAGCAAGGCCATCGCCGACTACAACACCCGCCTCGGGCTGACCGGCGAGCCCCTTCAGGAGATCTCAAAGCAGGCCCTCCAAGTCAGCAATATGCTGGGGGATGACCTGAACGGAGTCATCGAGGGATCGTCTCAAGCCTTCCAAGCGTGGAATATCGACGCCGAAAAGATGGGCGAGGCCATGGACTTCGTATTTAAGGCCAGCCAAGCGACAGGCATCGGCTTCACCGAGCTCATGCAAAAGGCTCAGCAATTCGCTCCGCAGCTTCAAGAAATGGGCTACAGCTTCGAGGATGCCACTGCTCTGATCGGTCAGATGGAAAAGGCCGGCGTGCAGACCGATGAAGTTCTGGCAGCCATGAAAAAGAGCGTCGGGGCTCTTGCAAAAGAGGGCTACTCAGCGAGCGAAGGGCTTCAGCTCTATTATGAAAAAATCAAGAACGCAGGCAGCGCAGCCGAAGCGACGACCATCGCCAGCGAGATCTTCGGAGCTCGTGCTGGCTCAACGATGGCCGCAGCCATCCGGGACGGAACTCTTGCGGTCGAGGACTTTACTGCCTCACTCAAAGAGAACAGCGAGACCATATTGGGTGCAGCTGAGGACACGATGGACTTCCCTGAGCGGCTGCAAATGTTCAAACAGCAGGCAGAAGTCGCGCTCAAACCACTGGCCAACACCATGTTCGACTCCCTCAATAGCCTAATGCCCGTTGTCGCTGAGGCGATGGAGTCACTGGCCCCGATTATTGAGGAGACCGTGACCGTGCTGCAACCACTTATCACCGAGTTATTCAGCGGCCTGCTGCCTGTACTCAATAGGCTCCTGCCGATGATCGTGGATATAGGTGGCAGACTATTGACTACCCTCATTCCCCCGGTCATGAAGTTATTTAATTCAATTATGCCGATCGTGCTGCAACTGCTCGAGGCGCTCATGCCGATATTGGATGTCATCATCCAGCTGCTCGGGCCGATCCTCGACCTTATCGTCGCAGTGCTCCAGCCTGTACTCGACCTGATAAGTCAGGCCATCGCTCCGTTGATCCTCGTGCTCTCGCAGCTAATCAACGCGGTACTTCAACCGCTGGGGCCGATCATCGAGTGGCTCTCCGGGCTATTCACCGAAGTGCTCGGCAACGCCATCGCCGGCATAAGGCCGATAATAGACGCGCTGATCACTGTATTCAGCGGTGTGATCGACTTCGTGAAGAACGTATTCGCAGGCAACTGGCAGGGCGCGTGGGATGCAGTCGTCAAGATATTCTCCGGAATATGGGACGGCATGGTGGCCATATTCAAGGCACCAATAAACTGGATCATCGATGGCATCAATATGTTTCTGAAGGGACTGAACAAGATCAAGGTTCCCGACTGGGTACCGGGCGTCGGTGGTAAAGGCATTAACATCCCGCTGATCCCGAGACTGGCAGCTGGTGGCTTCACTGATGGCATAAGCATCGCCGGTGAGACTGGCATGGAGGCAGTAATTTCCTTCCTTCCTCAGTTCAGGAAGGAAAATATTGAATACTGGAAAAAAGCCGGTGAACTGCTCGGAGTAATTGACAAAAACCAGCCGCTCGTCGTGTCAATAGATGGGCTTCCGGCGTTCGCTTCCGGTGGCTTCACCGACGGCATAAGCATCGCCGGAGAAGCTGGCACAGAAGCCATTATATCCTTTGACCCGGCGCACCGCAAAGAGAACATAGGCTACTGGGCCCAAGCCGGTCAACTTCTCGGACTGGACGATTTTTCACTCGCCGGGCTGACGGAGTCCACAGTCATCATTTACGACTTCTCTGGCTTCCACTACAACCCGCAGATCGAGGCCGATGGAAACACAGACACCAGCGATCTCATGGAAAAACTGAAGCAGCACGAGCTCGAGTTCTTTGACTGGCTTGAGCGCTGGCTGGCCAGAAGGGAGGTCGGAGACTTTGCGCGTCACGCGATTTATTAACTATACCACAAGGCAGGGCGACACCTTCGACGCGCTCGCCCTGTCTGTTTACAATGACGAGAAAATGGCGAGCCGCATCATCGAATATAATCCGGATTATGCCGACGTCATAATATTCGATGCTGACGTGCCGCTGAGGATCCCTATTTTCGACAGCGTGGAAACGCCCGCCACGCTGCCGCCATGGAGGCAAAGCACATCATGAAGCTAATATACGAAGGTGTGGATATATGGCCGAGTGTCTCGGTCAATGCCTGCGTCCATGAAATGAACGCATCCGGCCGCAGCGACACGCTGGTCATACGCTTCAACGACACCAAGGGCCTCTGGAGCAAATGGAACCCGGTCAAGGGCGAAAAGGTCGAGCTCGTTGAGGGCGCGGCCCGTACCGGGAAAATGTTCGTCTCCGGGATCGAACCGGAGAACGGGCTCTTTACATTGAGAGCGATGTCCATGCCCCTGAGTGGCGA